TGGGCCAGCAGACAACGCAGGCCGGACAGTCGGCACTGTACAACCAGTTCCAGCAGCAGCAGGCCTATCCATTCCAAGTGGCCCAGTTCCTTGCAAACATCGCGGAAGGCACCGGCGCACTGTCTGGCTCGACCACGACTACGACGGCACCGCAGTCGTTCTTCTCGGATGCACGGCTTAAGGAAGACATCAAGCAGGTTGGTACGGCCAAGAACGGCCTGCCAATCTACAACTTCAAGTACAAGGGCGACCCAACCGAGCAGACGCATATTGGCTACATGGCTCAGGACGTCGAAAAGGTTCATCCAGAGGCTGTTGGCGAATCGCATGGCTACAAGACCGTCGATTACGACAAGGCTTCGGAGCCGGTGCATCGGGCATTTGGCGGTGCCACAAATTCTGAGGGCGGCGTCGTAGCCCCGCAGCATGCTGCAGAAGGTTATTTTAACGGCGGCGATGTCGTATCGCCGTATGATCTATCAGCTATTCTGGCTGCTCAGAAAGAATCGTATGCGCCGTTCCAGCAAGGCGGCATTTACGGCGGCCAAGCTGGCGGAACTCCGGGCGGTAAAAGCTATGTCCCTTCGGCCTCCCTTGCTGTCCCGCATCTCGGCGTTGCAAGCGCAGCATCAGGCCAGCATGGCGATACGCTTATGGGTGACTTGCAGCAGGCCACAAGCGGTGCTGACACGGTCAAGAAGGCCTATGGATACGGTCAAGATATTATTGGCCATCCTGCTACTGCTGCCAAGGCGGCTATTCCAGCCAGTGGCGACACCGCTGCGCAAGCCGCAGTCGCTGCGCAGCCTTCAACCGGAATGTATGGCCTTGGCGATCTTTTAAAGCAGTATTTGCCACAAGGGCAGGCCCACGGCGGCGTTGTCGGTTATGCAGACGGCGGCAGTGTCGATCCATATCAAACGGACGATCCGATGTCAAAGGTGGTTTCGGACACCGAAAAAGACAAAGGCCAGCATGGCCTTATGACGGCTCAAAACCCTACGGGGCAGTCATCGAGCACGTTGGGTGACCTTAGCAAGATTGCAGCAATCCCCGGCGAAATTTCTGGCCTTGGAACGATGGCTTCTACCATTGGTTCTGGCGTCGGAGCGGCGGCAAGTGGCCTCGGCAGCTTCCTTTCATCGCTTGGGCCTTTTACTCTTGCGCTGAAGGACGGTGGCGTTGTGCCTCGTGAGCATCACGACGGAAGCGAAGGTAATATCGTTGGCGGTGGCAGCGAACAGGGCGATAATGTTGTTGGCGACACCGGTCCGCAACTGCCAAACAATCCAAATTATTACAAGGCACAAGCAGAGCAAATCGCCAAAGAAAAAGGCATAGACCCGGGTCAATTCGTCAAGCTCATTGGCGGGGAAAGCGGGTTTGTCCCGCATTCGGGTGATGACAGTTCATCGGCTGGTGTGATGCAAAATCACATTGCCGGAGCTTCGGGGCAGTACCCAAATGCTGGCCGTGGTGAAGAAGTCATTGCAAAATATGCGCCGGACGAAATTAAAAACGGTACGCCGGAGCAAAAGATCGCATGGATGAATGCTCCGGGGACACAGCTTCTGCAAATGCGCGATGCAGCCGGTTACATTAAAGAAAGCGGTGCCCACCCTTGGACCGTGGCCCGTGAACAGGGCTTATTTGGCGAACCTAAGCCAAGTGCGCAGCCTGCCGGTGGCGTTGTGGCAGGGGATAATTCTGCTCCTGCCAAAGGCGGAATTGGCGATTTTATTTCAAAGCAGGCACAAGACCCAAATATGCTTTTGTCCATTCTATCGGGCCTTGGCACAATGGCTGGCTCTAATAGCCGCTATCTCGGTGCTGCGATCTTGCAGGGCATTGGCGGCGGCGCAGATACCTACAAGGGTCTGCAGCAGCAGGGCATTGAACGTCAGCGGGTGGGCATCGAAGGCCTTAGGGCAAATGCTGAGGTGCAAGCGAAAAACCTTGAAGTTCTTAAGTATTATCAAGGGAATTTCATTCCGGCGCTTAATGCAACGGGTCAAAAAATCTATCGCAATAAGCTTACTGGCGAAGAAGTATCCCCTGAACAATACAATTCCATCATGAGTGGCATTGCGGGGCAGGTAACCAGTGGGGGCGGTGTAGGCGGCGCTTCATCGGTTGCGCTCGGAGCTCCTCCGGCTGGCGGCGTGGTGCCTCCTGCAGCTACGACAACGCAGCCATCTGCTGGCACAGCCACGCAAGCTCCTGCTGCTACCACAGCCTCGCAATCACCGCCCACGGCGAACAGCGATCCCGACATCGCTGCGCATCGGACGGATTATAATTGGCTGATGCAGAACGCGCAGACACTTCGTGAGCAGGCGCAGACCTTTGTTGGTGTTAACAAAGATCAACAAGAACTTCTGGAAAGCCGCGCAAATGACATGCAAAATCGCGCTGCCGAATTAATGAATACGCCACAAGCGACCCCTCTTGGATCGCGGTATGTCATCCGTCCGGGCTATCAGCATCCAAAGGACGCGCCATCAGCGCCGATTGATGAAACCACGCCACGGGGGCAGCTCGATCCAAATACCGGCAAAATTATTTCGGCACCGCCGGAATCCCGTGATGTTGGGTTTCACTCGACGGGTGGGTTCTATCCAGACACGTATCCACCAAACGCTCTACCTATCGAGAATGGCGATGCTCGTGTAATGGCTCAAAAGGCTGCACAGGCCGGTACTCAACAGGACTTTGAAACAGCAGCGCAAGGAACCCAGACTGGTATTTCTTCGATCATCAAGTTTGCGACGGCAGCGCAGCAACTTGAATCGAAGGGCCTGAACATGACCAAGGCGGAATACTCAAATATGCTCCGTGGTCTTGGCCTTGGATCGGCGGCTGATATGGTGGAAAACCAGCAGGATGATGCTGCCGCTTACACGGCAACAAAGGCCGCACTGGATAGTGCCATTTCAACTTCTAATGCAGCATTCTCGAAGCCCACACAGTCTGAGTTTGGCACAATTGCTGAAAAGGGTTCGCCCAACATTGACGCGCCCGTTGACACGTCCCACAGCCTTGCGCAAACGCGTCTTGCCGGGTTCTTGTGGCAGCAGCAACTCTATCACGACTGGAAGCAGGATCAGCAGACGCAGGGCGTTTCAAACTTTGGCTCATATCTCGACCGTTGGAAGGCGCTGCATCCATCATCCATGTTTGAAGATTCCGCTGATCGCCTCTTGGGTAATTTCAAGGGGCAGGATTTGCCAGCGTCTGAACGACTTACAGAAGGCGTTGTCTATGTTGTTCCAGATAAAGCTTCCACTAATGATTCTAGCGAAGCAATCCGGCAAATTGCAATCGATGAAGGTTTGAAGCCGGGTGATATGTTTACTGCGGTTGGTGTCAAGCATGATAAAAATTCACGCAAGGCTAACTTTGACTTGAAAAAGGTTGACCCACGGGATGCGTACCGCACCCATCTCGCCGCTCCCGGCCTGCAATACGGAGGTTAATCATGGCAAGCGTTAGTTATTCTAATAATCAATCTCCTGCACCTGCATCGCATACTGTTGATTATAATCCTCCTCCTAAAGAGCCGGAATACACCACGACAGAAGTTCCAGACATTGACCCAGCCAGCGGTGCGGCGATTGGTTCGACCACGACCGTTAAAACGCCGGTCCCGAAGAAGTATGAGGATTACCCAACCATTGCGGAAATGCCACTAAAGGCAAGCTCCCCAGTGGGAACCCTTAAGATGATGGCGGGTCTTCCTTTTGCCGAATCGGACGAAGCCACAAAGAACATCATTGCGGCCAACATGCCCAATGCTAAGTTCCGCAATGATCGGTACGGCAACCCGCTGGTTGAGACGCCGGATGGCACATACCACATCAATCGACCCGACAAAGCCAATGCGCAGATGTTTTCCAACGTCGTCGCTCGTGGCGCTATGGGCATTCCAGCCGCAGCGGCTGCTGAGTTTGTTGCTCCTGCCGCTGTTGCCTCTATCCCAGCCGTCATGGCTGCTCAAGGCGCTGCTGGAGCCGTCAATTCTGCCGGTGGAAACTTCATTTCCAATTGGGCTGGTGCTAAACAACAACTAAACCCAAGCCAAGTGGGAATGGATGCTGCTATCAGCGGCCTCACTGCCGGTGCCGTTAAAGGGTTATTCCCGTCCCCTACACCAGAAGTATTTGCTGGTACGCCTTCGGCCTCACAAAAGGTATTTACCAGCGCTGCTCCAGAAATGGGCATCAAGCCGGGCATGAGCACGGCAGGCGCAAACCCGCAAGACATGCTTTTGCATGATCCTAACTTCACGGGTGCCGCAACCCGTATCATGCAGACACAGCCGAACTCTGAGGCTGCCGATGTCATTGAGCAAAGCTTGAATACGCATGCGTCTCAGTCTGGGGCGCGTGTCAAAGCCGATCTTGATGCGAATTTTGGCCCTCTGTCGCAAAATGATGTTGCTGTCGATCAAGGTCTTCAGCAGGCAAAAAAACTTCTCGGTCCACAACTTGAAGACGTTTTACAGAAATCCGGTCCGGTCGATTCGTCCGGCGTGGTCGCACAGATTGATTCGCTTCTTCAAAAAGCACCACCAAATTCCCCGCTTGAACGAGCGTTGAATTCGACCCGCAGAATGTTGGTGGAAGATAACGGCCAGCCATTCATCGCAGGAACGCGCTCCGAGACCCCTACAAAGGGCGGCATCTACACGACTAGCCCACCGCAAGAGTACAAGCCTCCTACCTATGTCTCTGACCCAACAAAGTTGAATGAAGTGAAGAAGGCGCTTGACCGCATGGTCAACGTCGGCGATCCGGAGGCTGGCATCAACGCTGGCAGCATTTCATCTAGCGATCATGCAATCTCTACTGTCCGCAAATCTTTGAATAATACCTTATTCAATCAAGTAGACGGGTACGGAGATTTGATGGGAAAATATTCAAATATCTTCGACATGCTTGACGCCAATGAAATGGGTGCAAATATGCTTGCGGGTGGCAAGAATGCCTTGCGCCCTGAGCAGGTTCAAGCCATGCTTCAGCACCCAGACGCAAATGTCTCATCGGCCTTTAGAACTGGCGCACGGGCATCTGTCGAGAACAAGCTGCAAAGCACCCCAAATGACATTGCTGCACTTAGCAAGATGACAACAGACCCACAAAGCGGTTTGCCTGATTTTACGAGACAGAACCTTGAACTTCTGCATGGTCCAGATGCAGTCAATGCTATTCAAAATACCGCGCAACGCGAAGCTGCATACGCAAGCACCGCCAAGCAAATTCTTGCCGCTAGACAGGCTGGCAGAAGCAGCATTGGTGCAAAAATGATTGATCAGGAACAGCTTCCATTTTTCGAGCCTGATCCGCGTACAAATGCCTTTGGCCTTGCGTTGTCTGCTGGTGTAAAGGCTGCCAACAAGGTTGGCCCAGCACTGCTTGGGAGAACTGGTCCGGAGTTCAGCGAAGGCATTGGAAATATCCTCACATCCCCTCGTGAGGCAGCAACAAAGGCTCTTCTTGATGCAAGCACTAAAGGCCTATCTCCATCAAGTGTTGGGGCGCAGATGATGCTTGCAAACCCAAGCCAGACGGTTGAAGACCGCAACAGAGCGACTGGCGGTCGCGCACAGCGGCAGTCTGGAGGCCGCGCACCGAGTGTCGCGAAAGCCAAGGCTGACCAGTTGATTGCCATGGTGGATCGTATTAAGAAGGACGAGGGCAAGGGCACGAAGCCTTTGCTTAACGTGGATGATACAACCATCGCCAAGGCGTTGGAAATTGCAAACAGGGGTATCTAATGGACAATTTAGAAGTAGAACTGAAGCTCACCGTGGCGCACGTCAATGCCATCCTAAAGCACCTTGCGAAGGGTGCCTATGAAGAGGTTTCGGAAGTGATCGCGATGCTTCATTCGCAGGCCAAGCCGCAAGTCGAGGCGGCAACGACAGCGGCACAGGTCGCAGAATAAAAAAGAAGCCCGGTGCAAGCCGGGCTTTTTTATTACACGAATTTATCGTAGGCCAGTTCGCGGATGACGTATCCGCCGAGCTTCGACGAATATCGCGCCACGTCAAACCCATCGTGGTTGTCGCATAGGTACATCACCATAATGGCGAAGATCATGCTGTCGCCGTAGTAGGCGATGATATCGGCTGCCGGGTCAAAGTCTTCCATCCGTTCTGCAACCTTATGTTCGAAGCGATGGATGTTTTCATCGCCAATCAGGTTGTCAAACATGGGAAGGTCGCTGACATAGACAACCGATTCGGCGAGGGTATTTAGCTCGGTTGGGTCAAACCGAAAGCTTGGGTTAGGTACGAAGACCCTCTTGTATTTTTCCATCTACGAATTCCTGCTCTTCCATAAAGAAGTCCCAAAGGGGCATCTCGGATTTCAACTCGATCAACATGCGATCTGCTTCTTCTTTTGTCATATCGTTGTCGATAATGATAGATGGCTGGCGCATAAAGTCGCGGCGTTCGCCTTTAATCTGGAACCACGTCATGATCATAATCCCTCAAAGTCTCACGGGCTTTGTCCAAGGCACCCAGCATGAATGGCGTAAGATCACCCTTTGGCCGCGCACTTTTCGGACGTGTTAGGTCTGATTTATACTCTTCCATAACATTAATGCAAAACACCAATGCCCGTTTATATTCGTCGGAAGCCTTCCCAATCTTGTGGATGAAGTCCGCAGTGTCGGGAAGGTTCTGCTCACGGCAGCGCAAGGCATGGTCGAAGTGCTTCGGGAAACGATCAGCGCGGGGCATTGGCGGCTCTTTCTGCTAATTCTATTTGGCGCATTCTAAAACTTTCCTCTATTGTTGGTCGATGCTCCTTAATAGTTGGGGCGCGTTTCCCATCTGGAATGTCTTTTAGTGCTTCTTTTGCAATAGAACCAATAAAGTGAGATGATGCCTTAGTTTTCCAACGATTATATTCAAATTGGATATTAATTAAAGCATCCCTAAATTGGTCCCTTTCTTTTTTAAGGGCCATTAATCCTTCTAAAGCATTGTCTCGGTGGCGTTCTGCATCTGCCAATTTCTTACGAAGGTCCACAACGTGAGCCAGCGTCACATCATCGGCATGGCGGTCGGCTGGGGCATACGGCCCCAACCAACGAACATCTGACATCATCTTCTTGCTACGATATCCCGTCATCTCAGGCGCTCCCTTAACGCACATGGTTTTCTAGCTCCATGATAGCACCGACGCCTGCAAACAAACCCAAGATACCACTGAAAAGACACCACATTGCAAGCCATATGGTTGTGGCGTTAGATGCAACCGAATCATTTAGGGCATTAGCGCACCAGTAGCTGGTTAATATTAAAAAAACCGTTGCTGCCACATACATCCAAAACTTTCTCATCCTTCCATCGCCTTTGTTAAATCTAGAGTTACGGTTGGCAAATTGGTGGGGCTAGTTTGTCCGCCGAGCTTGGCATATCCCTCAATGTCGTCCCAATGATCGCGGAAGTCCTTGTCGCCACTCAGGAGCCTCGCCAGCTTGACTGAGATCATCTCCAGAGCCTCCTTCTGGCCATCGCTCAGGCGCTCCCAGTTCTTACCGCTCCGCAGCACATCTTTGATGGCTTGGCTAAGGTTGGCGTTGTCGCGGTAGTTTCCGTGGGTTTTCTCGCGTGTGTTTAGTAAATTACTCATTTTACCCTCTTTGTGATTAAATTCATGATCTTCGTATAAGCGATCTGCAGCCACAAGAGCCGCTTCTTGATCTTCGCTTGCGCTTCCGCCTTTACCCTGCGGCGGTATTCCAAGTCCGCCTTGGCATCGTGCCAGTTCAGGTTTGGCTTGTGGTCGTCTCGCCGCATAAACAATTCGCACAAGATATCGTAACGCTCTTCCCAGTCTCGAATAATCCGGCGGAGGCGCTGCTCCTCCGAAAACGTACCAACTAGGGGTTGCTCCTCGATAATGTTCCAACGATCATCCTCTCCCAGTCGATGGTGGCCTTTAAGCTTTGCATTCTCAACACTTAAGTCGGCGACCCGTTGCACGAGCCGTTCATAATCCAACATATTTGGCATTAATTTTTCCATTCATTTGGTGGGCGCAAGCGGAACTCGTTGCCTGCGTTGCCAGTCTCATAGTGATTGCTGGTTTCGATTGCACCGATCTCGCGTAGCGCGGAAACCTGAGCGCGAACAGTGTAACGCTTGCTGTGGACCTCGTCGGCCATTTCCTCGTAGGTGCCTGCAAACGTGTCGTATGCATATTTATCAAACAGCCGGATCCATAGGAGCTTGGCTGATGAGCCAAGCCCCAAGTGGTACACGACATCCATAATTGTCTTTAGCATTTTACACTTTCTCGTACTTTGGCTTTAAACCCTTCAAACGCTTGATTGCGCTATCTGGGTGTGATCGGCCAATTAACAAAATAGATTTAACCTGTTCCATCCTTTTGCGTCTGGTAACATATTCATCAACTGAGTTTGTTGCTTCATACTCAATATCTTTCATCACACTTATAATCTTCCAAATCGCATCTTTAATGCAATCCATTGTAAGATCTTCAATATATGAAGCGTTGATGAGTTTTTCGTTCTTTCGCTCATCCCTAAATTTAAAATTGTTGATATACTCTTGGACTAGTTCTCCAATCAGCATGGTGGCATCTAGGGCTATAATATCTTGCTTATCCATTTACTCATCCTCCCAAGGGTGGGGGCTTATGCCCCCTTTGAAACCACTTTAAGAACTTCGAAGCACTTGCCATCTTTTTTGCAGGCATTGTAGAGCTTCATCTGCTCTGCGGTAACGCCGTAGGTCGAGAGAAGCAAAGTCTCGTCAAGGACTGAACGCTGCGAGAGCGATACTTTGACATCGTACTGATCGCCTTCAACGAGGTCGGTGCCAAGGGCGATAATCTCAGCCTTGATGGCGTCTTTGGCAACTTCCAAAGCCTTGATCTGGCTGTCGAGGTCGTAGTAGCGGTCGGCGAGGGTGCGGTTTGACATCTGAAGTCTCCATTTAAATTTGCGTCAGCGGGTTGCTGATGAACCTGTTATACACTGTCCTTTTCAGGTGTCAAATACTTTTTTGCACGACCTGCAGAAATATTATCTTGCATCCGCACATCCCGATTTGTCCAAGTCCAGCACTCGCCTGTTTCATCTTGGAAACAAACCCATGAGAGGTGATGCTCAAACCCATAATCAATCAGGAAGTGCGCCATTGCTGGGCCTTTTGGCGTGTCCAGTGGTAGGGGAGGATCAATTCGGATCATTTTTTATCTCACACATGATGATACGGATTATGTAGCCTAGCATGCCAAGCGCCCAAAGCAATCCTATCCATTCTGCAATTTCACGATTCGTCACTTCTCGTCCTCCATATCTTCATGACTTCTGCCTCGATGTGAGGCCGCAATTTATCAGGGGTCCGACCAATTTCGGCCCTGCGTTCCAACTTTGTTTCCAGATTAAGTATCCGGCAGGCACGTTCATAGATCGCCAAGCGGCAGGCGGACTGTATCCCCGCAGGCTGATCTTGCAGCGCAACCTTGCCAATCATCACATCTTCGATCATTTTGCTAGGCCGCGTAATGAATTGCCAGATATCGTCCGAATGCTTCTCGCGCCGCCTTGTGGCCGAGGGCAATGCAAACAAATCCCCCTGCTTCTTGGGCTGCATATAGGTAGTCCCTCTGTTCATCTTGTAGCGAGGACTTGGTGTGGTCCCGCCGCTTCAATTCGCATACAAATGTCGGATCGCCGGGGATGATGATGTCGGGAGTTCCGGTTACCATGCCTTCGGCCTTTTCAATCTTCACCTTCATTGCCGTCCTAAACCCCTCGTTGCGGGGATGAAAGGCAATCTTGCCCCATGAGTTTGGATAATCACGGCGCAGCCTAGCAAAAAATGTAACCTGCTCTAGCGATTCAGTGGCGCATTTTCCCCTAAATGATTTGTCACCATATACGTCAATGCCTGTCGGGAACTTCATCAGCTTTCCTATTATAGGCCGTTACCTTGTACCACTGCCCATCCTTCTCATAGGTAATGGTATCGGGTTGCTTGCCACCCAATGCGGTAAACATAGCACGATCTTTGAAGCCTTGCGACCAGTTTGGTGTTTTGGGCACCCAGAACGAAAATTTGCGATAGGATGTCCGCACATCGACCCGCCACATCTCGCGCCCGGCCTTGCTTAACGTGTGGTTTACGGACCACTCCTCAACGACGTCGGTCTGCCGCCGACTGGGGTCGGCCTTCATGGCGTTAAACTCAGCAATCAGCTTCTCGTTGGGGTCAACAATCTCTCCCTTGCACTCCGCGCAGTACCTTGCCGCGATGTCGTTGTCCGCCTCACAGTGGGGGCAGGACTTTGTGGTCCAACGAGATCCGCACTGTACCAATTGTCCTGCCGCGAGTTGCTTTGATTGGCACCGCCGACCGTAATGGGCGGGAATCATGCCATGCTCGGACACAATCGTAATGCCATCGAGATCGCAGAAGTAACCAGAAGGACTGATCTCAAACCCCGATGGGTTGGGCCGTGCCTTAAACTCGTTCTCGACTTGGCATAATGGGCAGCGCACCTTCAGGTAAAGCGCGTTTTCCTTTGCCTTCACCGTCTTGATCGTGGGATTAAACACGTCACCGTTGGGGCAGTGGCGCTCAAGGTTCTCGGCGTAGTCTAGGATCAGGCAGTCATCCTTGCCCTCGGACAGGCGCAGGCCTCGACCAATGATCTGCTGGAGCAGGCCCACCGATTCGGTCGCCCGTAAGATCGCGATCAAATCGACATGGGGCGCATCGAAGCCGGTGGTAAGCACCTGCACGTTGACAAGGTACTTGATCTCTTGGGCCTTGAACCGCGCTATAATGGCGGCGCGTTCCTGACTGGGCGTATTCCCCGTCACAAGGGCAGACAAGCCCCGTGGCAGGCTTTCCATGCACTCTTGGGCATGTTGCACCGTGGCGGCAAAAACCATCACCCCTTGGCGTTCTCTGGCCTGCGCCACCACGTCCGCGATGATTGCAGACGTCTTGCGGCCTTGGCCGATAAAGGCGCGGTCGATGTCCTCGCTGTCGAACTGGTTGCGGCTATTCAGCTCCATATCAAGGGTGTGGTATGATTCGGCGTGTATCTGCCCGATCACCGGCTTTGTCAGGTAGCCCTGATCAATCAGCTCCTGCGCCGTGATCCTGTCTACGCAGACCGAGAAGTACGGATTGATGGTTTCGTGTTCGCCGACCGGCTTGCCGTCTGGCCACTGGCCGAAGATGTAGCCAGTCCCCATGCGGTAGGGCGTGGCGGTCATCCCCACGACGCGGATGTTGGCATTCTGTTCGCGAATGGCATTGACGATGTTGCGGATCGTCGGTGTAATCCCGTGGGCCTCGTCGATGACGATCATCCCGAATTGGCTGCCGAAGCGCCTGATGCGGTTTTTCACCGTCAGGGGGGTTCCAAACACCACCGGATGCTTAAGCGACTTGGCACCGGCGCTTGCCGAGAAGATTGAGCAGGGGTTGCCAGTTGCGCGGTATTTCTCGCTATTCTGCACCACAAGCTCGGCGCTAGGCGCAAGGCATAGGACGTGTTTGCCGCCAGATATGCGGTGAATAGTGTCCGCAATCGCCGCAATGATATGTGACTTTCCCGCTCCCGTAGCGGCCTCAATGCAGCACGGCTCAGCCGTTTTCTTCACCCACTGGATGATCTGATCGTGCGCTTTTT